TAGGGCCGACCGTTCTCGCGGAAACCCGCTTGCGAATCCGCAATAGCCCGTTGCTCCAAGTCCACGGTGTATTTGTCCAGTTCGACGTGGATTGGGTTCTTGGCGTCAAATGGTTTAACCCCGCTCATCACCGCAGCGAGTTCGGCGGTCTCCACATCGAGTTGGTTCCACAGCCGGTTCACCACGTCAGAGACCTCCGGGGCGGCCTCCTGGAGAACCTTCACCTTCTCGGGGTCCACAATGCCAGCGTCACTCAGGATTTCGGTGAAGTCGGGGTCAACGGCCTTGAGAAACTCTTTGGCTGCGCTGATCTGCTGCTTGATGATATTCGGTGCCTCGGTCGTGAGCCGTTGTTGGCGCTTCTGCTCCACTTCTCGCTCACGTGCCTGGCGTTCGCTGGTGGCCGCCTCCTGCCTGGTCATCCGATGCTCGACGCGTAGGTCCACCTTGGCCTCATCGTAATCATCCTCATCCCAGGCCAAGACGTTCTTTTCCATCCAGTCTTGGTGCTCGGCGGCGTCCTGATCGAAGTCCATGCCGGGGTGCTCTTTTTCCCACTCGGCCTTATAGGCAGCGAGTTTGGAGATTGACTCCCGGTATTGCTGCGGGGCGTCCTTGTACTTCTCCGGGAAGAGTGCAGCCATGCGCTCAACAACCGCCAAGTCGCGTTTCTCGGCCTCGGACAAGCCCACGTTGGGGTCCGGCTTGGCCGGCTCGGCGGGTTTCGAGGCCGCGAGCGCCCTGGCTGCGGCCTGTGCGCCGATGTCAATAAGTTGGTCTGGCGTCAGGGCGGGGGCAGGAGGGATGGGGGTTGGCGGCTCCGGGGTGGTCTTGGGGGCCTTTACTGGGGCTGGGGCCGGTGCTGGAGCAGGCGAAGCCTCTGCGGGGGGCGCGACCCCTGGCGCGCGCGCATCGCCTTCGGGCGTGTGCGCCAGTTTTTCGGGATTCGGAACCGTCACCTTTTCGACGGGCACGCCCATGCTCTTGGCAAAGAAGGTGCGGATGCCGGAGACGTCGGGGGCTTTTGCCGGAGTTGCGGTTGCGCTCATATTTGTTGGATGGTTGCTGGTTAGACTGGCCTAGCCCTTTAAGACCGGCGGCGAAGCGGCAATCCCGCGAGACACGCTCACCGACTGGATTTTGATCTTGCCCGCCAATGGCTGGCCCTTGAATTGTGAGACGAAGGCCGTCATTTCGGCCTGCCGTCCAACCGGCACCGTCGCCAGCACCTTTGCGTATGCTGCCGGGTTGGACCGCTCCAAGGCGGCAAGCTGGACCTTCCCGGCGTCGGGATTCTGGGCGCGCAAGACTTTGGAGTATTGCTGACAGGCGCGTTCGAGTTGGCGCACGCCGGATTGAATGTTGGCGTTGGGGTCGAAAGCCGCAACAGCGGATTCCACGGATTGAATTTCAGTGTCAGAGAGGGTCATGGGATTATGCGTTGATTGTTAGTTGTCCGCCGAGCGTGGCAACATCAGCTTGTCCTTGAGGACTCAAAGATGCCGTTCCGGCGTTCGTTCCTCCGCTCAGGTCAATCGTGCAGGTTGTTGCACCAGCCAGAACACAGCGCCGAAGAATCTGTTCCACGGAGGCGGCAGTCAGGGCACACGAGGAGAAATCGATCCATCTGCCATCCGTGGGTATCCACTCAGGAAGATTCACGTTTTCCAGCAACGGGTTCCAGTCGCAATAAAAGTCCCAATACACCGTTACCAGAGACGGTAAATCCAGAGTCACCAGGGCGGCATTGTCATCACAGTCGAAGTCGCCGCCCACAAGCGTCAACAAAGGCAGGCCCAGGGTGACTAATGCGGCGTTGCTGTAAATGTACAGGTCATCGTCCACCATTACCAACTTTGGCGCAGAGATGGTTACTAAGGACGAGTTGTAGGAACACCCCAGTTTGCCGCCCACCAAATCGGCTGGGTCAATGGACAGCAAATTGGGGAAATCCAGTTCAATCAGGTCGTCTGCGTCCTCAATATCAAAACCGCAGATGGAACTCTCCCCGCCGAAAACAAGCTTGGTGATTCCGGGGAGGCTGCCCCAGGCCCCGTAGCCAAGTAGATCTCCAAGCTCAATGCCAGGGGGTTCCCATGAAACCTCAAGGTCTTGAATTCCCCAAGAGGGCGCTGGCGTGGCGCTGGGCACGTAATTTCCGAATTGGTCTCTTGCCATAATACTAGCCTATGATTGTTGAATACTTGCGATTTTTGGCCGACCCTGGTTAGTCAGGATTTCGGTCCATACTTCAAGGAAAATTGTGTAGCGTTTGGCCTTGTCCAACTCCAGGCCAGCCATCAGCTTTCCCGGCTCGAACTGGGCGACCATGGCCTGGTTGGCGGCCTCAAGCAACTTCGAGTCCGCCAGGGCCTTGACGCACGAAAGCATGGTCTGCGCTGCGGCATCGGCTGCCCATCGGCGCAGGGCCTTGTCGGCGACTTCGGTTATCTCTTCGAGGTGACAGGTGATCATAGCGGAGTGCGCGGCGTTAGCACGGTAAGTTTGCCAACGCCTGGAATCTTGTATTTCTTGACCCGCCACAGGCGTTTCAAGAACTTCCCCAATGCGGTTCTGCCGTCAAGCAGCGGCGGCGGCAACTTCTCAAGAACTGCGCGAATGCCACCCTTACCGATTTTCTTCCATCGCTTTTTCATGCTGGACATACTCACGAAACCCGCCGAAACACTCTGCCCCGTGCGGTGTCATGCCATTCGACGACCAATGTTGAGTTCGACTTTCGCCTACGCTCACGCAACATCTTTTCGAGGAAGCTCCGTAGGGCCGTGAAGCCGAAATGCTGGGATGTCCTTATCGGAATTTGTTGCGTGATTTTCATGTTGGATTCTGGTTTGCCTTTGCCTTCGTGGCTTCCGTGGCAGTCTTATCTAGCGATTCGTGCAGCCAACCCTCTATCCGCTTGCCGGCGGCGTCGAAAAGGACAAAGCCGTCCTTGGCTGTGTACTGGAGAGAATCAAGGGGTCTCCGTTTGTCATAAGAAATGGCTCTCAGTAGCGACATTGCGAGGCAGGCCAGAACATGGTCATTGCAGAAGAGCGACGTTTCCATGTGATGGCCGGGAATGGCTGCCATTTGCTTCCAGGCTTGCTCTTCTGTTTTGAGCCACATTTCAGATTTCTTGGTGGATATTTTCAGCACTTTCTTGAGCCATTTTGTTTTCTTCATGTTGGATTTTGTGTTTTTCGTTTTACGGCTTCCGCCTGAGCCTCCGCCTTCAAGGCATCGTTCTGGATGCCGGCCTGAGTCTCGGCGGCCTGGGCGGCGATGTCAGCTTGGGTCTTTTCGGCCTGCTGGCGCAACTCAGCCTGGTGCGCCTCTTCCTTGCGCCGTTCGGCGGCTTGGAACTCGGCAGCGCGAAGCTGCTCCCGCTGCTGTTCTTCCTTGGCGCGAATGGCGTTCTTGTCCTGGGCATCCTTCATCGTCTGGGCAATCGCCGCGAACTGCTTGAGCGTTTCCTGCAACTGGACAATCTCTTGCTGTTCGCCCGCGATTTCCTTGGCGATAGGCTGCGCCATCTTCTGGGCGACGTTTTGCTCGACCATCTGCATCGCCTTCTGGATGGCCTCTTGCACGGCCTTGGGCACGTCCGCCTCGGCCCCCTCCTGTTCGACGTAGGGCGGGAACTTGTCCGGCTCGCCTCCGGCCAGCAGATAGCCAGCGCGAATCATTTCCATCAGTTTCGCGGCCCCAAATGCTTTGTGCAGGTCCTCCTGCCCGGCAATCGTGCCGACGGTCTGGAAGATGACCTGGGCCAGTTCCTTGTCACGTCCAGGGTCCAGGTTCCTGCCAGTGTCGGCAAAGGCTTCGAGCCGCAGTTTGTGCTTCGGCCCTTTGACCAGGATCGTCCCGTTGCCATCGCCGGTTTTCGTAAAGCCCAGGTCGGCGAGCACCTTCTCGATGTCCGGTATATCGGCGGAGACCTCGGCCTCAAGGTTCGGGTCCATGTAGGCGATGATCGCAGCGTGAAGCTGGCGTTTCCACGCGGCCAGGCCCTCGTCCACGTAGGAGCAGGTGAACGTCACCCGGTTCATGCCCGCCCCGGCGGTCTGTGTGACCTCCTCCTTGCTCTGCTGGTGGGATGCGGCGGTGCCCGCTTCTTGGGGCGAGATTTGCAGCATTCGCTCCATCATGTTGAGGACGAGCGGGATGGTCTGGAGCAGTTCGATAACGGGTTTGCCTCCGAGATCGACCTTCTGGAAAATCTCGTTTATGTTCACCCTCATCCCGTACAGTTTAGCCGGGTCGAAGCCGATGAAGCAGTTCTCCCGGTAAACCCGGTTGCCGGAATAGTGGATGCGCTCAATGTTCTCCTTCTTGACCGCCAACTCGTTGTAGAAAATGATCTGGGCCAGGTTCTGTTTGGCGTGTTCGATGATCTGGTTCAGGATGTTGCCCACCTCGTCTTGCCACGGGATGCACTCCAGAGCCAGGGAGGCGTTCTGGCTGGCCTGCTGGTCGTAATCGTAGCCCAGGAACCACACGGGCGGGTAGGCGCACGGGTTGGCGAAGATCACCGTATCGTCGCCCGCAATGGTGAACCGGTGCCACACCTTGTCCCGGTACTCGCTGAGTCCCCACCTTTTCGGGCTAATCTTGGCGAAGATTTCCGTGATGAAAGTGGGGCGGTTGCGGGTGCTGCTGGTGTAAAAGTAGTTCTTGTCCTCCCGCATTGTACTCGTGACTTCATACGCCCCCTTCAACGGTTCCATCGTGCAGGGGTACACCTCCTCGAAAAACGGGCCAAGGCCGGGGAACTGAAACCAGTTGGTGCCCTGGAAGATGCTGCCCTTGTTCCAGTAAAGTTCGCTGTCCTCCACATCGCTGTAGGGGATGACGCGCCAGTGCAGCGCCCACTCGCAACCCGAGTCCGTGTTGAACGATGTCAACGGGTGCATCGTGTCGTAGGCCATCCGCGTCGGGTGCGGCCAGTAATAGCGCAAGCCCTCGCGTTGAAGGATGCGGTTGGACTTCGGTTGGCCGTTGACGTCCTTCTCTCCGGTGCCTACGCTCTGGTACTCCGTATGCCACTCCTCAAGCGGGAAGGCGAGCGCCACGGCGTACTTGAGCATCTGCATCAAGCCCTGGCGGAACACGGCGGGGTAGCCGTAAGCCGTGGACATGCGGTCCACGATGTCGGTCATGATTTCCGAGGCGGCCTGGGAACGGTGTGTCCCGCGCAAGGGCTCCAACTTGAGGAACGGATGGACATTGCGTTCGTTGAATATTTTGGCCAGCCGCATCGACAGATAGGACCGGACGATAGGCAGGAGGATGGGTACGGCCACGGATGGGTTGAGCAGTTTTCCGATGGCGGCCTTCCCGTTGTCGTCCTTGATCGGATTGCCATCCTTGTCGTTGAACGGCACGTCGAGGTAAAGGTCCTCTTCGCGCAGCCCCCACCCGCGCAGGGCGTCCATGGTGCCCTTGTAATCGAGTCGTTGGTTGAGGATATGGGCCAGAATGGTCGGGGTGGTTTGGGCGAACGGGGTATCGTGGGCCAGGTCAACGGCGCGGTGGGTGCGCCATTCCCTGAAATTCTGGCGGCGCGTGTCGGTAATCAGGCTGGAGAGCCAGCGCACTAGGCCCTGCGTGGACTCCTGCATGTCCTCACGTTTGAGCGTGAAGATGGCCTTGTACGCCTCCGAAGAGACCCCTACGGACGTTAAAAAGTCGAGATCGAGCATTGCCCTACTCTTCCTGTTCCTCCATCATCTTGCCCATCGCGGACTTGGGTTCGCCGGATTCTTCGGTCTCGCCCCCAGGCGGCCCCTGTTCCGGCGGCGCAGCGGCTACCGGCGTTGCCTTTGTCACCCGGTATTCGCCGGGCGAAACCTGGACGGCTTCAACCTCCTTGAATCTTACGGTGTCGCCATCTTCCCAGTTGGCCACACCTTCCTGCCATTGGGGGTCGTTCGGGTTCAGGCGCAGGTGATTGTCGCTGCCCTGTTCAGCGGCTCCTGACGGATTTCCTTGCATTGGGTCGGGCATAAGGCTCTATATTGATAACGTTATCGTTAATCGCTTTTACGCGACTCGCGCCAGAGAATGCAAGAACTTTCTGATTTTGACTCCCGAGAGCCCCTAAAGCTCTACCCCAAACAACAGGAGGCAATGGCGGCGTGCCGGCCAGGCAGGCGGAATATTGTGTTGTTTACCGGCCCGCGCAAGTCGTCGAAGTCGGTCGTGAGCCTGTGCGCACTGTGCGAGCGGGCTTGGGAACTGCGCAAGCGCAACATCTGCATCGTCTCGATCACGCAGTCTGTGGGAACCGACAGCGGCATCTGGACCGTCCTGACTGATGACATCCTGCCAGCGTATATGAAGGATTATACGCCCCGCATGGAGTGGGTCTCCCGGCCACACAACGCGGGCACAACGAAGATTCCGACGCTCTCGGTCACGAACAAGTATGGCGGCGTCTCCACTTTCCAGCATCGCAGCCTGAAACTTGAGGACGAGGTTGAGGACCGGTTCAAAGGCCCACAGTTCACCGACATTTTCGTCAACGAGTTGAGCAAATTCAGGAAGGTAAAGACGTTCCTGACGCTGCATGCCTGCCTGCGAGGCATGGGCGTGCCGGAGGAGGAACTACTGTTCCTGGCCGACACCAATCCGCCGGACGAGGGCACCGATTCCTGGTTTTACAAGCTTTTCTACGAATTGCCGGCCAAAGACCCGGAGGAGATGGAGGATTGGGAAAAGACCTTCCGGTACAAGCTCAAAGTCATCGAGTTCAGCGTGGATGATAATCTGGGAATGACGGCGGAGCAGAAGCAAATCCTCTTTTCCTCCCTGGCCCTCAAAGGCGAGGACATGGTGCAACGGTATTATTGGGGCCGGTACGTTACGGCGACGACCGATGCCGTGTTTGCCAACGTGTTCAGGCCGGAGTATCACGTCTGCGGCGAACTGGAGACGCCAGCCAACCCGCATCCGGACATCCTTGTGCCCGAGGACGACTGCATCGAGTTGATCACGAGTTGGGACCCCGGAAGCTCATCGAACTGGGCAGCGGTGATTGCGGAGCGGTGGGTTTCGGAGGACCCCAGGCACCGGGGCAGACCGTCGTTCAAGATTCTGGACGAACACGCCGTCATCGGAGAACAGGTTGATTATGTGGCGTTCGTCGCGCGCATGATGGAGCGCATGGAATATTGGGAGCGATTGGTCATGCGTGAGCAGGGCCGAAGGGTGAAGTGGCATCACCATTCCGACCAGAGCGTGTTCCTGATGCGGGACCTGGAGAGCGCCAAGCAGTACGTGCAGTTGATTTACGAGGCGTCCGAGGGTTTGATCGAGTTGCAGGGCGTCGAGAAGGGGGCGGGCTCGGTGCGCGCTGGGGTGGAGTTGATGCGCATGTTGTTCTTCGATGACCGGATATGGATCAACCGCCGCTACTGCCCGCAGTTGATCCAGGCCCTCAAGAGCATCAAGAAGGGCAAAACCAGCAACCAGGCCCTTGACCCAGGGAGTAAGTTCAAGCATTTGATCGACTGCGTCAGATATCTTCTAATGAAGGAGTGCGCCGACGAACTGGTGCTGGCCGTGACGGCGAAAATGCGAGGAAAACGAGATGCTGTCCCGTCTCTGGTCTGGTCTGCTCGGTAAACTGCGCCTGTGTGCGGCGCTGTTACTGGCGGCGGCGTTCACGGACGTTTGTTCGGCGGACGCGTGGCGGCGGGTGTGGCGCGCGCTGGCGCTCTGGCTGGGCCTGCTGCGCGGCGCTGCGCGGGTTGACGACCGGACGGCGCGCGCGCGGCTGGGGGTCTGCCGTCTCTGCCCGATCTACTGGAAGCCGCTCGGGACGTGCGGCAGCCCCC